GGTCGGCCGAGGCTTTCAGTTTTACCACGGTAGCCCAATTTGTGCCAACACCCCCTTTTCAGGCGCCCGGATTTGCCGTTTAAATCCTTTACGGGCGATTTAATGGGGTTTTGGCTGGGGCGATGGCGCAGCTAAGGGGGGATCGTCGCTTACGCGGCTTCTCAGGCCGTTGTTAAGGATTCGCTTAAATACCCCCTGAATGCCCTCCGGCTGGTTTTGGGCTATCATGTAACAAGGAAGCACACGCGACACGGTGATATTCTGCCTGCCGTAGCCCATCCCAGCCTCTGGGGCGGTGCGCTTTGCGGGGTTGCCGGTTCGCCGGATGGCAGGCCCCGCCGTGTGCTTACCTCTCTTTCCCTCGAATCACCGGCCCCTTGGCCGTCATCCGTTTAACTTCCCGATAGTCGGTCTCGTGATAACTGAGCAGGTAGACCCGTTCGCCATTGCCGGTAATCTTGACCACTGCCTTTTGCCACTTGCCCGCCTCTTTACGAAACATCACCAGCTTGTTATCGCCCTGGCGAATCACCACACCGTTGTGGATCAGGTCGGGCAACACCCTATAGTGGTCGGCGGTCAACTCGCTATGGTGGCGCGACTGTTTGTCCAGGGTTTGTTCGGACAGCCGTACCACCTGGCTATGAGCACCTAGTGCGGTCTGGATATCACGACTTAAGATCCCGACCGGTAGCTCGCCCTCGGGTGTTGCAATCCAGCCATCAAGGACAGGGCTTTGCATAATGTTATCGACGGCGGCGCGGGCGAACTGCTGGTCCTCGGTGTTGACCTGCTGGGTGAGGCGTTCGCGGACAACGCGGGTGCGGTTCTGGCCGGGGTTATGGTCCCAGCCGGGGTCGATCCCCTTGGGCACCTGCAACACCTCACCGGTGCGGCGATTGATCCACTCGCGGTACTCGATCTTAGGCGCTTCGGTGAGGTACTTACCGGTGCCGACCAGGCGCTCGTACTCATGCTTTGAAACGGCCCTTACACGGCATTTACAGCCCCAACCGTTTTGCGGGTAGTGAGTCTGCCAAAAGGGATGATCCACCGGCAGGATAAGCCCGGCCCACTTCACATGCTCTTCGCGGTGGTGTTCGGATGGCCCCAACTGATACAACAAATAGGGGTGGGTTTGCTTGCGCCGTTGTACGCGCTCCCACTGACCGGCGGCGCGCGCGGTGCGCAGGTTGGTTTGGTAGATAGTACGCAGGCGGCGCGGGCTGCCGAGTTGCACCTCTTTAAGCTGGCCGTCTTTCGGGTCGATACGGTCAGCCAGGCCCCACCAACCTTTCTTTGCTAACTCGGGCTTGAGGTTGTTGGCAAAGTCGCGAAAGGTGCGCCCCTCTGCCAACGCATCATTTAGCGCCCCTTTAATGTCATCGAGAATATCGAGTTCGGCCACCTTGGCCACGGTGAAAGCGTGGGCATGTTCGCGGCCCCATACGTCGCGGTGGTCAAAGCCGATGCGTAGGTCTTTTTCCTTGAAGTACTTCAAGGCTTCGGCGGGCGGTGGTCCTGGGAAGGTATGGGTAGGCATGGTGTCTATGCGTCAATGGCTGCTACAATATTGTTTCCCAAAACGGGAATCAATAAGGAGGGCCGTATTTTGACCAAACTTTTGAATTCCCCTTCCTTGCACGCTGGCTGCAACTGGTGATTGCTTAACCAAGTGGGAAAAAAGGAAGCAATGCAAAAAGGTAAAAGCTGCTGTTGAGACGATAGCCGTATGGCTGTTGTCGGCATGACGGCAGAAAGCCTGCCTGGAGAGGTTGCAGACTCGAAAGGTCATTATTGTGGGACCGTGTCTCGCAAATCGATGATAATGCAGGGGACCACAGGTTAAGCCTTGCAATGTAAAGGCCCCACGCTGACAGCGTGGATAAGCTGGAGCATTGTTTGATGTAAGGGTGGTTCCCGCTTCCGCCTTAAATCTCATTTTCATCGCTCGTTACGTAGTCGTGCCAGCACACCGCAAAACCGATCGGACCAAAACACCCGGCAACGATTGCGATCAACAACAACACCAAACTAAACCCGTTTACTTTAATGCCGTAGTAAAGCGCCCCTAAAAAACCCAGCGCGAACCATGCAACGACTGCCAAGTGTTCGACACTCATTGCGAACTACGCTTGATTGAAGAATAGAGCAAGCCACTTATGATCGCGCCAAGCGGTCTCATAACACCAAAGATAAAGGCGACGATAAACGCCCGTCGGGATGGTTTATTGAGCTGTCGCCAAAAGAAGAGTGCCGGGACAACGCCGACAAGAAACCAAGTAACAAGCAGCCAACCAAAACTGGTACTCATTGATACACCTCGGTAAAATTGCGATTTAAAAACAAGGGGTGCCGCATGACAAACAAGCCGCCTAAAATCTCCAATAGAGACTGGCTAAAAGAGCGATATAGAAAGCTAAATGTATGGTTCCACTTAACGTGGTATCCAAAGTACGACCACAGAGCAGAGCAATTGATACTACCTCGGTTCCACGACGCTATTTTTTGGTTATGGCTAGGCTGTGGGCTTTGTGTTCTTTCTCTTGTTGCGGAGCTTCTTAGCGATAGCTTCAACACCTTCTTCGGCCGCTCTGGCGCTCTGTTGACTATGTCCGGACTGCTTATCGAATTAAGCATGCAGCGGGCGCGCTTTTGGCATGAAAAAATATCTAACGCAGAGATCCCGCCAGAAGGAAGCCTCTTATACATCAGCCTAAACAAAAAGAATTTTGCTTTATCCTGGGCTAATGAAATTGTCGACGGAATGCCTGTGACGCTTTGGCTCGCAGATACAAACCTAGCAATAGGCATATACGACAAAGCAGCCTTTTTAATGATTGCTATCGGCACTCCCATCTGGGCATACGGCGACCTCATCATCTAACCCAAGTCCGTCGCGTCGCCAATGCCACGCGCCTTGAATGCCTGGGCCGCTAAACGCTTAACCAGTTCGGTATTGTCCATCTCGCCAAGCAGCTCGGGCAGCCGGGCTAAAAACTCCTGTTCGTTCTCTGCCTCGTTGGCGAGTTGCTGAATAGGGTCGATGATCGGGTCCAACTGTTCTTGCCAATCGGCCAGACCATCGTCGGCGAGTTGGTCGATAATGTCGCCTTGCTGTTCACGATTGGCAGCGCGGCCATGATCGTGGTTAGCGCCTTTGTTAGTGGGTGAGGTTGGCGCCGGTTGACTCGTTGGCGCAGTAAGCAGTAGCGCGCCCTTGTCTGGATCTGGCAAACCGAACTTGTCACGAACCACAGACTCTTCAACTTGCAATCCAAGCGGCACCAACTTGGTCAACGCATCGGCCAGCGCGGCCAGGTCTTCGGCTTCGCCGATGTAGTGGCGAACCAGCGGGTAGTTTTCCTGCGGCCCATAATTTAGATCGATAAAAGCGCGGACAAAATCCCGATTGATAGTGAAGTCCACCTGAGTCGCGTCGGCTCTTAGTATGTCTTCGCGCACCTCTTCTTGCGCGTTATCGTTGCCCAATTTGCCGGGGGTGCCTTCAGTGCTGGCAACCTGGCCGAGTACGGCCTTTGATACTTGACGATCGAACCAGTCGGCCAGGCCTTGGTAGAGTTTTTCGCCACCGGTAAAGGTGCCCGCGCCTTCAAAGTCGATACGCATGGAATCGGGGATAACGGCGGCGTAGTCGCTGCCTATGTTGGCGACGGCGTTGATTAGCTTTCGAATGTCGTCCTGCGTTGCGCTCTTGCCATAGCGACCGATACGAAGCGGCATGCCAAAGATTTCGGCAAACGACATCCAGTCGGTAATAGTGAAGGACTTGCACATATAAGCCACGGCAGCAATGCGCGCCAAGCCACCGCGAATGGGAATACCGCTTTTTAGTTTTGGAATGTGGGTGATAAAGCGGTAGCGCGGTAACGGCCGGGTGGTGTTGTCATCGTTGAGTATCTGCAACTTGCGGCGCGTCTTTTCGTCGAAGGTAAAAAGGCGTGGATCTCGCCAGACGTAAGCCTCTAACTCCTCCCACTCGCCATCGATCTTGGCCATTCGAGTATGTGGACGCCATGGGGCTTTTGATGTGTCCCAGTTAATCTCCACTACGCTATAGCCTTTGCCCAATCCATCGAGCAGGTCATCACGCGCAAAACCAAACTCGGGTTTACGGATCTCGTTTCGAACAGCGTCGGCCAGCTCCTGGTCTTTCTTGTCATCGCTGGCGGATTCAACGATAAGGGGTAATCCGCTTATGGCGCGCTTACGTGTGCCGAGCACGGACGCATAGTGGGGTTCGCGCTCTTCCATCTCTTCGGCTAGGGTTAGATACTCCTGGGCCTGGCCTTGGTTGGCATCGCGTAAGATCTGCGCCAACCTGGCAGGTGTTAAACCTTGAGCGACCGAATCCTGGTCCCATACCTGGCTAATGCCGGTACCGGTAGGCATAATCACCGGGCG